CCTTTTGTATTGTGCAAATAGATCTGTTACTGCTTCGTTCATATCTGCGTATGCTTTTGGACTTGTTCCGTCCATTCTATCGCCTTGCCCTGGCTGATTTGGTTGATATGCATGTTGGTCTGCATCGAATTCATTCTTGTCATTAGGGTCGTTTGGAGTATTGTCGTACTCGTCAACTGGTTCTTTCTTCTCTTTATCGTGATCATCCATGTCGTGATCACCGTCGTTGTCTAGGTCGCCATGTGACTTACTAACATCATCGCCGCCCATTGGATTTAATTTGTCAATGACACTACGCATCGCATCAGCAGGTGAATCACCGCTTGCTGGCTCTAATATGCCTGCTGGTGGTGTATTGTCTAACGGAGGAGCTGCTGACACAGGTTTATTTTGACCTGCAAGTTGCATGATTGTAGCTAACATATTGCTTAGTTCGTCACCGCTACCAGCAGTCATGTTAATACTAGCAGGCATCGATGGCTTCTCTGGAGCGATATCTACTCCCATTTCTGGAACCATACCTGGCATCATACCACACTCATCTACTTGAGTATTTTCTTTAATAATGTTTGGATTTAGAGCATCAAGCTCTGCCAATCGTTTGAGTACGTCGATCATTTGCATAATTATTTCCTTAGGTCTTCTGCTTGCTTTAATAAACTGCCGGTGCCTTCTGGACTGTCTGTATTAAACTTAGCAGCACCTTCTGTAGGAATTTCTTCCCCACGTTCTTTTCTTTGTAATTTAAGAATGTCATTTAATTCTTTTACAAAGCCGCTGTTGTATTTGTCACCGTAGTAATCTTCAAATTTAGGACTACCGGCTTCTTTGTAATCTGGATCATTTAATAAAGCACCTTCACGTTTTGGTGCTTGTTGTTGATATTCTTCTGTAGGTTCGTTTGGACTTCTAACTACTAGATGACTTTTTCCTACTCCTAATTCTGTGCTTAGGTATTCTGTAAGTTCAAACTGTGTTGTAGGATAATCCAATGTTACTTCGTAGATATTAACTTCGCAATTTTTAACTTGCGGAAAATCTAGAGGAACTGATTGAATAGGAGTCTTAGACTTTTTTACTGAAGACAAAGTGTCTTCAACAGTCCAGCGTCCAAGCAAACGTTTCATGTTAGCTTCTTGTTCAGTAGTAAATTCGCCAGCAATTTTAATGCGGAAATCATACTGCTTCTTTGATTCGGTTAGATATTCTGTGAAGTTTTTCATAGTGTATTATTTATTCATATTCTTAAGTTTTGCTAGGATAGAATTTCGGTCAGTTACAATGTAACCTTCTCCTTCAACAGTATTGTTTCCGTCGCCGTTCCCGTTCTTTTTATCGATAGCCAGCTTTTTAAGCTGTAGATCAACCATTTTTAACTTTTTGTCAATCTTGTTAGTTTTGGCCGTAATAGCGGCATTCATCATTTGCGCCGCAATTTCAAACATACGTGACCCGTAGCGGGGTTCAACGTTCATACCTAAATCCATTAGGTCATCATATGCTTGTTCTGCTTTACTAGCAAGACTATCTAATTCTTGATCGCTAATATCGCCTAATCCTTTTACCCTAGGTAGTGCGGCGGCAATTTTATCAAATTCTTCCAGGCGATCTTGTAAATCAATTGTAGGTACTGGAGCACTGTCAATTACGACAGGTTCAACAATAGGTTCTGTTGTTTCTATGTTGAGCAATTCTTCGAGTTTCTTTGTCATGTTATTTTTACTTATCGCTTTTTACCAGCATTATGGAAAATATCTTGTTCGTTAATAACTCTAAATTTTAGTCCGTTTTGCTGGCACCATTGCGCTGCCGCGGCCCACTTGGCTTGATTCTTAACAAACTGTGCTTGGTTGTAGGGATTCTTTCCTACTCGCTCTTGAAGTGTTTGATTGGCTGGTTTTATCTCAACTAGCTCTGCGTGTTTTTTTAAATTCTTGTCTAGGTAAACAATTAAAAAATCTGGAACATAAACTGTATGCTTTCCAGTAAGAGGATCTCTATAAGGAATTTTTACGCTCTCGCTGGACCATTGCTGTATGCTAGGATTGTTATCACAGAATGCCATGAACGTAAATTCCCAACTGCTTCGGTATGTGGGCATTTTGTTACCCACATACTTTTCAGTGTTCTTTACAGTGTACACGCCTTTGCTAAATTTTAAACTCATGCTAAAATGTTACGTTCTATCTCAGGATTCGTTTTAAATTTGTTAGCATAACCTAAACTACTTGTTTTTAATCTATTGTAATTTAAAATTTCAGCAACTAATCCCGATAAGTCTACGTCAGTTAAACCACGTAGTGTATCTAAAATTTGCATTGGATTGTAACCGTCTTGTTTAGATTGAGTGATTATCGTTATTGCTATTTGTTCAGCAGATGCATCACCAAAACCTTTGCTGGTAAAGTAACCTTTAATTGCGGCCAATACAGTTGGATCAATTTCTACTGGTGCTGAATAATAATTATCAAATGATTGAACTGTAGAATTTGGGTTGTTGTTACTGGGTAAATTAGAATACGACATAATTAACCTCTAGGTGGTAAGATGATTGCGGCAGGATTAACTCTAACAGATCCGTCAACACTGGTATTAACTCCTTTAAAGATATTAATACCAACTCCGCCTGGCAAATTAAAAATGCCAGGTTGTCCAGCAGTGTTTGGAGGTTCGGCGTATTTGCCTGCGCCGGCGCCACCAAGTGCGCCCATTACTCCACCTGCAATGTTGTAGCCCACAGGTCCTGTTCTACCTAATCCTTTTTGGTTAACATAGTTTTTAGCAAGAATAGTTGCAATGCTCAATAAAGGATTAGCACTAGAATATCCACCTCCTACTCTACCATAAACTCTATTGCCGCCTGGCTTATCAAAGTTTCCAGCACCTCTGGCTGCTGATCCAAATAATGGAGTGTTTCTAGAATTGCCGCCTACTAGTAACGGACTAGTTTCTTTGTCGTAATACAAGTCTGCCCATCCTACAGGATCAGACCCTGTAACTACCTGACCAGAGCGATAGAAAACATTTTCATAACTTACAGACATTCTGTTTTGCAATATCTTTGATCCTTCTGCTTGGGAAACAGAGTCGTGTTGCCAATCATTGATCTTAGGATTTACAAGAACATACTGTGTAAAAAATCCTTGATGTAATACATAGATTTCAATAGAGTCAAAAAATTCACCTTTATCGCCATCGTAATATCTACCATAGGTGTAATTTTGTGTACTGTACTTTGTGTCTTTGTATGCTTCCATCGATTGATTACTATCAGCATAATAATGCTTGAAATAGTTTAACCAAAGATTGTGTGTCATGTCGCTGTTATCGTCATGGAAATCGATACTGATAGGATCGTAATTTAATTTTGTTTGAACTACAGTTTTTCTATTGTATTGATTGAGTGTTTCAGTGGTAATTTTAAACTTGGGTAAGTCGACTTTCTTAGCTAATAATCCTACATCATACTTGTCGCTATTGTTCCACTGCTCATCGATAACTGCATTTGAATTAATATTTAGAATCACATAATAGATGAAACCAAATTTAGGAGACATCGCATAGGTACCATCAAGATACAATCTTGCGGCATGCTGATAGTCTTTCATCACAGGGGTTCCTGGTGCGCCCCCTGATAGGTAATTTGTGGTAGGATTAGACATAACAATATTTAGTCATAAAAAAAGCCCGGATTCCGGGCTTTTTGATTAATGTTAATATTAACCTGTAGCTAGACCTTGAGCGCCTACTGGTCTTACAACTCGTCCAACTTCTAATCCAATACCGCTAGCTGCTCCGCCTGGAGATTCTAACTGAATTGCATTATCATAACAGATAGACAATGCAATATCCATAGGATCGTTGCTAGAGTAATCACCACCTTGGTAAGTTGCTTGTTTAACCCAGCAACCCAAGAACTCAAAGCTCTCAAGTGTAACTGGTTCAAATGCACCATTGCCGCCGTCTAAGATTTCTACACGCATTCTGAACTTGTAATCAATGGCGCTGGCCGCGCCACTTTGTTCAAAGAAGTCAAATTGTTTCTGTAGCTGTTCGCCTACTTTGCGGCTAACAACACCGGAAGCATCGTCACGAATTGTTAACTTAGCATCAGCAAAACTATGCTTACCTAAGATTTTAACTGTACTATTGTAAACTGGTAACTTGACTTCTTCAAAACTTACTTCTGGTCGTGTTACGTTCATGACCTGTTTAGTAAGTTCAGTGGAAGGTGTGCCAGCAACACCAAAATTATCTAAAGTAACACGGAAGCGATACTTTAATTTTGGCATCAACAGACCTTGAGTTGTGGCCGCTTGGGTTGCACTCAATGGTACTGTGAATCTGTTTAAACTTGCAATTGGCATTTAAATGCTCCTTATTCTTTGTTATTTACCTATTAGAGACCGGCCTTGATGTCACCAGTATTCTTTAGGCGCAGTGGAATGTAGATGAATTCAACTGCCTTAACTGGCTCAATCGCAATGTCCATGTACAACTCACTGCGATCGATACGTGCAGGTGTGTTGTTACTTTCGTCACAGACTACGATGAAGTCATAAAGTGCTCGCTGTCCTACTAACTCTAACATTAGGCTTTCTGCTGCCGCTTTAATTTCTCTACGTGTTTGAGCATCATTTGGTTCAAACAAATATGGTCTTGCTAGAATATCTAGCTGTCTACGTAAGTAGCAAACTAAGCGACTAACGTTAATTCTATCTAATGCACTTGCATTTCTAGCACGAGTACGTTGACCGTATGCTAGTACGCCTACGCCAGTTAGTGTTGCAATTGGATTGATTTTTACATCATCAAGAACATCACGTAAACCTTGGTGTAGCGCAACAGTCTTGAACTCGCCTTCGCGGTCAATGTAGCCTACGCTGGTTGCGTTATCAACACCACCACGACGTGTACCTGCTGGAGCAAACCATGGGTAGCTCTTAGCATCGCTGTTAACGATAGTACGTAACATCATGTGTGTTGGCGGAACAACAATAAAGTTTCCTGTATTGTCGTTTGTGTAACCACTTGGATACCACATAGCCATGTATTCGTCGTAGCTAGTTGCACCGTCATCACCGTTGTCGTATGCATTAGCAGTGTTTAGACCCCAGTTGCTTAGTTCAGTACCTGTTGGTGCTAAACGGAATGGAGTATCTCCGCAAACAAATGCAGTAATTCCACGATCTGTGTTGAACGCAATCATGTTTTGAATAGCTTCTGGATAACCAGGAGTAGCAATCAAGTTGAAGTTCAATGTATCGGTATCACGGATACCAGGATTAGTATCGATTGTTTCTTTAAATGCATTAACGACTTGTGCTCTCTGTGCCATACGACCGAATACGCCGGAACCGTCTTCTGCGATTGGATATTGACTTACCCAACGATCAGTAGAATAGTTGCCCATAGATTCATCGTTGTAACGAGTGTTTAGACCGTCATTTGCATCAGTGTTGATGTGGCCTACAATGTATTTCTTAACGTTGAATCCGCTACGGCGTGTATTCCATAAACGCATTCCACGTGGGTAAATTGCTGGATCAGGTGCATCTGGATCAACATAGTTAGTGTCTAACAAAGCAGTAATAGTTGCTGGCTCTGTTGCGGCACCTGTTGCGGCCCAACGTGCATCTGCAAACAACCAGCCGTCTGGGCTAGATTGATCTGTAGTGTCTTGTAGTACCCAACCATCTGTTGTATCGTAAACATAAAGTGCAGAACCGTAGGCTTCTAGGTCAGCTGTGCTTACCCAAATGTCGCCTGCTACTAATGGTGTGCCATCGCTTTGTTCTGTAGGAGCAGTTGCACTAACAATAGGTCCGTTAGGATCTGCGTTAGGGAATGCATCGCTATCGTGATAGCCAACCCATCCTTGACCATCGTGGTACAAAATATCCACTTCGTCAACTACAGAATTGTACCATAGACGTCCGTCTGCAGGATCAGTAGTAGGTGATGTTGCTCTTGCTTCGTAAACTAAAGGCTTCCAGTTTGTAGCAATAAAGTCCCAGCCAGTTTCAGTGGCAGCGTAAAGGTTAACTGTACCTAATTTAGTGGTCATATTGTATGCAGTAAAACCACTGCTGGCCAAAGGAGTTCCAGTACCGTCATCTAATTCAAAATCTCCACCTTGTGCGTGACTAAATGTTAATTTGTTAGTTGTTGCATTCCAAGTTGCTGATACATTAGCTAACCCAACTCCACTTAATGCTCCAGGAATCAACGAAGCAATTTTTGTAGTGGATGTTGTTGGAGTAATTGTTACAGTTTTTGTAGAACCCCAAGCTGAAGAACCGTTTGTAGTTTCTTTTATTCTAAATGTGTAGGAAGGAGCACTTGATAATGCAGTTGCTTGTTCTCCAACAATAGTAGTTGCACCTACAGAATTTCTTCTCCATAATTTGAAGGTAGCTTCAGTTGGTGTATTTTGTTCGTAATTGGTTTCAACAAATAGTGTGCCTACTCCGATACCAGTTCCGCCATTAGTTGGGTCATTGGCATAAGTTGCTGCCTTAACACCGTCATACAATGGAGCAGTGATTGTTGTCCATTCTTGAGCCGAACCGTTGTAATATTTTACGCTCCAGTTTGCACCGTTTGTTGGAGTTGTAGATGTAACCCATACAGATCCTGTTGCTGTAGAAGCATTGTATGAAGGATAATTGTAGTGAGGAGAAACAACTAATCTCTTACCACTGTCAAAACCGTCACTGACCAATGTCCAAGTGTTATCTGCTTTTTTGTAGTAAAGAGAATTTGTATTTTCGTTAGTTAACACAACACAGTACTCACCTAGTTGTCCAACTGCTGAAGTCGGAACACCGCTAGATAATTCAGTAATTGTATCTGCTGTATCGTCAAGAACAATGGGAGTCTTAACTGTGAATTTTTGTGTAGATGTGTTCCATTCTTTTACGCCAAATGTACTAGCATCTGTGTCGACCCAATAAGTTCCGCCTACTGGAGAACCAGCTGGGGCATCACTAGTAGGAATTAATTGACTTGTATCTAAATCTGCACGAACAATGTATGCTCTTGAACTTACACCTAACAAACTGTAGGCAGCTTGTAAGCCGTATTCGTTTAGTTCGCCACCGTGTTGAGGATTGCTACTTGCATCTGTGTAGAATACTGGTGTGCCAAATGTATCTGTTAAATCTCGTTGACTTGTAACCAACCAAACTTTACCAGCATTAGCTGCGGTAGTACCCAATGCAGTAGTACCGCTTGGATTTGTTTTATCTTGTGCAGAAGCTACAAATATCATTGGCACCGTGCCTGGTGCAGCCGGAGTGTAAAAACTCTCGTCGATTACTTGTACTTGTACGCCTGGTGAATTCAATGTTGCCATTACCTAATCTCCTAAATGGATTTGCTTTGAAATATTTAGCTCATTCTGACAAAAACATAGGTGTTAAATACAACGAAAAGGGCATTGAAAAGGGCTTATTATGAGAGAACTTTGTAAAATTTGTCAAAAAAGACCAGTGGCTATTAATTATTACAAAGAAGGTACACCTTTCTACAGATCAAAGTGTGACCATTGTTCTCGCGGAAGGAAAGACGGTATCCCATTATGGGAAAAATCAGGATACAAGAAAAAAGCCGCATGTGATAAATGCGGCTTTACATCGAAGTATCAAGAACAGTTTAATGTTTTTTATGTCGACGGTGATCCTACTAATTGTAGGTACAGTAACTTAAAAACAGTTTGTGCTAACTGTCAAAGAATTTTGCACAAACTCAAGCTGCCATGGCGACAGGGTGATTTGACACCTGATTTTTAATTGCTTCAAATAGATCGTCGATGCTGCCGTTGTTATCTAACACAGCATCAAACTTTGTGCCTACCCATGCTGTTTCGCTGGCATGAATTCCTAATCTTTTTAATTTGTCTGTACTCAGTAACCAGGACATATTTCCCCGACCTTCATTGACATTAACTGCATCTTCATACCAGTCGGGCTCTGGACCACGAACAACACGAATCACAATTCCACCGGCGTTTTTAATTGATTTAATTTCGTTAGGGAATCGGCAGTCGCTAATGACAACATCGTCCTTGCTGTTGCGTAGTTTGTTTTCTAAGCTAGCAATCCAAATGTCGTCATGGAAGCCTTTGCGGCATACTTCAGTGCCCCATAATTGTAGCATTAAACGGGGAGTAAGATCTGGCATGTTTAGGCGTTCTGCCCACCAAGGATCAACTTGTTCGCGCCATTCACGGGCTTGTTTAGTACGGCCTTCTAGCATAGTGCGGTCCCAGCCAAATACCTGTGCTACGGCATCTTTTAAACTATTAGCGAAGCTTTCTCGACGGTAACCGTGAAAATTAACCAAATAGTCAGCAACTGTGTCTTTGCCCGAACCAATAAAACCGCAAACGCCAATAATCATAGTATCTCCTAGGTGATACATTAATTTATTACATTTAGATTAGTTTGTCAAATTTTTATTAGCCAATTACGAATGTAAGTGGTGTGCCGCCATCTTTGTAGTTTACTAGATCCATTTCTAGTGTTTCCATTTCGGCTTTGCCTTCGCCCTTTAATGCTGTACCGTTTAAACTTGTACCGCCCTGTGGACTGGCAATTTGATTGAATTTTTCACGGGCTTCGCCTAGCATCATTTTACAGGTTGCTAAGGCGTAGTCTTTGAGCCACTGGTTAGCAAACGGATCCTGCATTAAGTTAAAGTCCGGGCGATAGTTGTAAACCCACAGCAATACTTCTTCCTCACTTCTAGGACGTTGCATCAATGTTAGTTTTTTAGTAGTTCTGTTAAAAGTAAAATTAATTTCACTACCAAACATTTTACCTACTTGCTTTTGGTAACTAGCAAAGGCGTAATAAGTGGCTAGGCCACCCATGTTTGTTGCAGTTAATAGATATGTGTTAGAATATGCTAAGTTGAACGGCTCAAATAATGTACCGCCTTGGCCGCCGCCTGACCTAGAGCCGATACTGCGTCTAAAGATTTGACGTACATTCATAACTTCTTGAGGTAATGTGTAATCATTACGATCTACTTCAATGGTTAAAAATGCATAACTTTCTTCTACAGCATTGCTACTACGCTGACGGAACTTGTTTAGGGCTCTATCAATGGCAGTATTGTAATGTGCAGGATCTAATTCAACGTCAACCATACCGTCGCCCAGCATGAGCTTACAGTAGTCAACTATCTTTTGGCGTTCGTTTTCGTTCTCAGTCATAACGATATTTAGTCAATAAATACAATACTATGCCACGCTTATCTCTTTACAGGCCCGAAAAAGGCAATGATTTTAAATTCTTAGATCGTACAATCAACGAGCAGTTTCAAGTTGGCGGTACAGATGTTTTCCTACACAAATATCTAGGTCCACAAAGTCCGCAAGAGGGCGAATCTAGCCCATCACAGCCTACACAAGATAATGAAATTCCAGAATTAGGAATTCAAGATCTGTTGTTTATGGAAAATAGAGATCGTCATTACGATCCTGATGTTTACATTTTACGTGGAATTTACACCCTACAAGATATCGACTTTAATTTAAGTCAGTTTGGATTATTCTTGCAAAATGATAATATTATGATAACATTTCATTTGCGAGGAACAGTGGATGCAGTAGGGCGAAAGATCATGGCTGGTGATGTAATCGAGTTACCACACCAGAAAGACGAGTACGCATTAGACAACAGTCTTGTGGCATTAAAAAGATTTTATGTTATTAGTGAAGTTACCCGACCAGCTAGTGGATACAGTCAAACATGGTATCCGCATCTAGTCCGTGCCAAATGTGCTCCGTTGATCGACAGTCAAGAATTTAAAGAAATACTCGACCAAGACAGTGGCGCAGAAGATGGAAGCACTTTACGAGATCTGCTATCAACGTATGATAAGAATTTAGAAATTAATAATCAAATTTTAGCTCAGGCGCAGACAGATGTAGAAAAAAGCGGATACAATACAGATCAGTTCTTTGTTGTTCCTTTGGAAAATAAAGAAACAGTAGATGTTTCGGATACTAGCAATACTTTAGACGATGCCAGTGTTGATAGCCCGTACATTGATGCCACTGCTGTATTGAATACTCCTAATAAAGATTTTTACATAGGTTATTTGACAGGCGATGGTTTACCTCCTAATGGGGTGCCGTATGGATTTGGAATTTCTTTTCCTCCAAATCCTACAGTAGGACAATTTTATCTAAGAACAGATTACTTGCCTAATAGACTGTTTAGGTATGATAGCAAACACTGGATTAAATACGAAGACAATGTACGCATGACTACTAGTACATTAGGCGATACACAAACTAGCGATCCGTTCTTGGTAAGAAGAAAACTTAAATCAAGTTTCATTAATAACACTGCAACTAATATTATTGCAGGAGAAACGGTACCAGAGCGCCAGGCTCTAAGTAAGGCATTGGCAATTAAACCAGACAATTAATATGGACTATTTTTACGACGGACAAGTACGCAGGTACCTATCACAATTTATTCAGCTAATGAGCAACTTTGCCTACAAAGATTCTAAAGGCAACCTTGTGCAAGTTCCTGTCCGCTATGGAGATATGACTAGGCAAGTAGGACAAATTCTTAAAAAGAACAGTGAGAACACTATTCCTAGTGCTCCGTTCATTGCCTGTTACATCAAAGACCTACAGTTTGATCGTGAGCGTATGCAGGATCCTACGTTCGTTAGTAAGATACACATTCGTGAAAGAGCCTACGACGAAAATAGCAAAGAATACTTAAATGTGCAAGGCAGTAACTACACTGTAGAAC